CACCAGAACTTGACTTCGATGATCAGCATATTATCATCAAAGCTCTTGGTGGAAGAAGTAAGATTAAGTATCGTTTTGCCGATAAGAAAATGATCATAACCCCACCAGACAAAGCAGTTGTTATGCCGTCTGAAGATGTATCATTTACTTTGAACGAGAGTGATTATGATTGGATTACAAGAACAGCAAATGTCTTGAACTCTCCTCACGTTGCTATTGAAGGTAAGAATGGTAAGCTAAGAATATCTTCCTTTGATGCGAAAGATGATGCTGCAAATATCAACTCTGTTGATATTGACGATACAGATAAAGCATTTAAGTCTGTATTTAAAACAGAAAATTTGAAAATGATTCCTGGTAGCTATGATGTAACTGTTTCATCAAAAGGAATCGCACATTTCAAAAATAAAAATGTGGCGATTGAATATTGGATCGCTATCGAAAAAGACGCATCTAACTTTGAAGGATAATTATGTTACTTACATTTACAGAAGCAGAAACTAAAAACGCTATTGCAATTAATCCAAAAAATGTCGCATCAGTTTTTACTTTGGTGAAAGCGTCATCTCCAGAAATGGAACCATATCTTGGAAAAACTGTTATGATATTGATTAATGGTAATGTTATTGTTGAAGAAGAATATTTGGAAGTTGTTGGTAGAGTAAACGCTGAATTGCAGTAACGTGTTTTATATTTTTATTATGGAGATTGTGAATGGACGACCAAATTCTTTGGGTAGAGAAGTATCGCCCTCGTAAAGTAGAAGATTGTATTCTTCCCGATAACATCAAAACAACATTTCAGGAGTATGTAGGCAGAAAAGAGATTCCAAATCTTCTTCTGTCTGGTTCTCCTGGTGTTGGAAAAACTACGATAGCAAAAGCACTTTGTAATGAAGTGGGTTGCGATCATATCGTTATCAATGGTTCTGACGAATCGGGTATCGATGTTCTACGAAACAAAATCAAAAATTATGCATCAACAGTAAGCTTGACTGGTGGTAGAAAAGTCATTATTATTGATGAAGCTGATTATCTAAATCCAAATTCAACTCAACCTGCTCTACGTGGAGCGATTGAAGAATTTGCATCAAACTGTTCTTTCATTTTTACTTGTAACTTCAAGAATAGAATTATTGCACCTATTCATTCTCGTTGCACAGTCATTGATTTCAAGATCAACGGTAACAAAGCAAAACTTGCTGCACAATTTTTAAAGAGAATTGAATGGATTCTTTCTGAAGAAAACATCAAATACTCTAAAGATGTTGTTGCTGCTGTCATCATGAAGCACTTTCCAGATAATCGTAGAATTTTGAATGAACTTCAAAGATATGGTGTATCTGGAACTATTGATGAAGGCATTCTTGCTTCTGTTTCGGACATTCAAACTAAAGAACTGATCACAGCACTAAAAGAAAAAGATTTCGGTTCTGCTCGTAAATGGGTTACAAATAATCTAGATAATGATCCTACACTTGTTTATCGTAAGCTCTATGATAGCATGTATGATTATTTGAAGCCTAGTTCTATTCCTCAAACTGTCTTGATTCTGGCGAAATATCAGTATCAATCTGCTTTTGTTTCAGACCAAGAAATCAATCTTGTTGCCTGTCTGATTGAACTGATGGCAGATTGTGAGTTTGTATAATGCCTGATCTATTCAAAGATATCGTACCATCGATTCTTCAGACCAAGCAGAATGTCTTGGTAGAAGAACATGATGAAAAAGACTATAATTCGTATATCGTCAATCGGGCACTATCCTATCATTTAGACTGTGTTCCGTATGCGAATCAGATAAACCAGGTTCATTTTGTCGATAAAAAACTACAGTATCACTATCTTCTAAATAGTATTAGGCAGATGAAACGAAAGTTTCAACCGTGGCAGAAGTCTGAGGAAGATAAGAATCTTGCTTGTGTGAAAGAGTATTTTGGGTATTCTGATAGCAAAGCCAAAGAGGCTCTCCGGATCTTATCTGATGAACAAATCGCTTATATAAAAACAAAAACAGATAAAGGCGGAGTGAGGAAATAATGATTCGTATAGAAGATATGGTTGAAGTGACGCTAAATGAGAAAGATGATTTTCTGAAGATTCGTGAAACATTGACTCGTATTGGTGTTGCATCCAAAAAAGAAAAGTTGCTCTATCAATCTTGCCACATCTTACACAAGCAAGGAAAGTACTATATCGTACATTTCAAAGAATTGTTTGCGTTAGATGGCAAACCTACGGATATTACGGAGAATGATCTGGCACGTAGGAATACGATTGCTTTGCTACTAGAAGATTGGGGACTCTTAAAACTTGTAAATGCAAAAAAAGCAGAGGATCTACAAGTCAGCTTATCGCAAATCAAGATTATTGGTTTCCGTGAGAAAGACGAATGGCAACTAGTACCAAAATACAATATTGGTAAAAAAGCAAAAAAAGATTGACAAAAAATCCTTAGTGTGATATAAATATGAGTGTAGATGCCTTTCGGGTCTACACTTTTATTAACTCGCTTAACTAAGGAGACTTTCATGACTCTTGCTAATCTATTCCCTTCCCGTTCAGCTTATGAGCCATTTACTGTTGGTTTCGACAAGCTATTTGATCAGCTTCAAGATACCGCAAACAACATTGCAAAAAATGCTCCGAACTGGCCACCATATAATATCAAGAAAGTAAAAGACAACAAGTATGTCATTGAAATGGCAGTTGCTGGCTTTGCTAAATCTGATATTGAAGTTACCGTAGAAGGAAACAAGCTTGTTATCAAGGGTGCTTCTCAAGATAACGAAGCAGAAGATTACCTATTCAAAGGAATCGCTAATCGTGCGTTTCAACGCACCTTCACTATTGCTGACAAAGTAGAAATCAAAGATGCAGAAATTGTTAACGGAATGTTAAGAGTTTGGCTAGAAAATCTTTACCAAACTCAAGAATCTGTTAAGAAAATTGCAATTAAAGACGCTACAGATACCAAATCTGAGTAATGGCAATAATGGTGGGGTGCAATGCCCCACCTCTTGACAATTGAGATTTGCTTTGATATACTACATACATCATGAAGAAAACTGTTCAAAAACCCAAAGAAATTCTACAAAAGGTCCGTAATCGACTTCACATTGATGAGGTCTATTATACCTACTCTCATTGGCCCACAAAGGACATTGATGGTGTTACATTTCTTCCTATCATTAGAGAAATAAGTGAACATCCCAAAGTTTTTTATATGCGTAAAGACAACTTGGAGTATATCAAATGATTTTGAATAAATTATCACAGGCAATGTATAGCCGAAGAATTTTTAATCCTAAGAATAAAAAAGACTTAGATGCATATGGTTATTTTATTCGCAATAGCAAGTGGGAGAATGGTTGTCCATTCTGGCTTGAGTGGCCATATCAAAGTGTGCCTGCTATGATCAAAGATAAAATTGTTCGTGACATGTTTAATGTAGATAAGGAACAATTAGTATGAAAAGATACATGGTTGAAACTGTGAGTATTTTTCGACACCGTTATGTTGTTGAAGCCAAAGAATCAGATCATGCATGTGATGAAGTTATTTGCAATGATGGTAAACTGAAAGAGTTTTCTCAGTATCATGTAGATGAAAATATCTGGTCTGTTGCTGAACTTAATGATGATCAAGAATACCTTGAGATGTTTGATATGGACAATGAATATCTCAAAGAATGGGATAACGAAAAGAAATTTTCATTCGTTAATAAGATAAACTACGAAGAATAACTGGCGTTAGTACAAGGGATAGTACAGTGGCCTTCTAAGCCTCTGATCCAGGTTCGAGTCCTGGACGCCGGACCAAGTAGGGCCGGAAGCTTAACTGGTATAAGCGTCCGACTCATAATCGGGGGACAGAGAGTTCGAGTCTCTCCCGGCCCACCAACAAATATGAAACAAAAATATATTAGAGCATACATGGATGTAGCAAAACGATTTGCTGAATTATCACCAGCAAAGCGGCTACATGTCGGCGCCATCATTGTCAAAGATGATAGGATTATCTCTATTGGCTATAATGGTATGCCACCAGGTTGGTCAAATATATGCGAAGATGTTACGGAAGAAGGAACACTAAAAACTAAGCCAGAAGTGATTCATGCTGAAGCTAACGCCATAGCTAAACTAGCAAAAAGCACAGAATCTGGCAAAGATGCTACCATGTTTCTTACTCATGCACCATGTATTGATTGTGCCAAGCAGATTTTTACTGCTGGTATTAATACTGTTTACTATGCTCAGGAATACCGTTCTACTGATGGATTACAGTTTCTAAGAAGATGTGGTGTGAACATTATATACACACCAGAGCCGTCAGAAGGGTCGGAGAGAGGTTAGAATATAAATACTGATGCTTAGGGTAACTAAAGGAAAACCCATGCAATTCAGAATCAAAAAATGTCCAGATAAAGACTTCAGACCATATGTTCTCGAAGCAGCCTCTTTTTTTGCAAAAGAATTAGTTCCTAGTGCAAGAATCCGTAATAACTGTAAAGTTACCATCAAGTTTAATCCTAAAATAAACGAATATGGATATGCAAGTATCCAGAAGTTTAACAGCAGAAAACAGCCTAGACAATTTCTAATAGAAATACATTCTGGAATAGGAGCAAGAAATATATTAGAAACCTTGGCTCATGAGATGATACATGTCAAACAATATATCATGAATGAAACTGACGATGGATTGACTAGATGGAAGAATAAGAAGATTAATTCTGAAAAAGTTGACTATTGGGATCACCCATGGGAAATAGATGCATATGGTAGAGAACAAGGATTGCTGTATAGGTTTACTGTGATGCATGAATTGTGGAATGTATTTACGGAGTTCAAGAATCCTGCTGAACCAATAGTTTCAATTCCGATAAGATGGAAAATTAGTTAAAAAACAACAAAAAAACCCTTGACAAATCAAAAAGTTTACTATATACTCTTAGAATATTAAATTTACTTAGAAAGCACGAAATGTTGTCCATACATAAACCCATAACAAGTCAACCAGAGTATCGCACAATTAATTGCGGCGATGCGTCATGGTTTACCCTCGGGGTCCGTGTATAGACTAGAAAGCTAAACTCTAAACACAAGACCCCTAGCCAAAAGTTAGGGGTTTTTTGTTTACTGTTGGGATATAGTGTAACGGCAGCACCGCAGACTTTGACTCTGTTAGTCTAGGTTCAAATCCTAGTATCCCTGCCAAGTTTTAAGGAAGTGTGGATGAGTGGTTTAAATCAGCAGTCTTGAAAACTGCCGACTGTAAAAGGTCCGTGAGTTCGAATCTCACCGCTTCCGCCAAATAGGAGAAGAAATGAATACAGCAATCATACTATTAACAATACTGGGCTATTGGATAGCAATGGGTTTTACTATGGCTGCTGTGATGTTTATTTTTTATATGTTCGCTGTTATTATTGGAAAAATAATAAAGTCATGATAAGATTCAATGATTATGTTCATTATTTTTGGATAGGTAATGATAAAATACCCGATGAATATATCAAAAATTTTGAAGAAGCCAAATCATTGAATCCAACATATAATTTTATTATATGGAAAGAAGAAGATATAAAAGAACATATACCAGAATATATTGAACAATTTGAAAAAGGAACATTATTTCAAAAACTTCAATTAGGAAGTTATGGAATAGCAAATAAATTTGGAGGAATTGTAAGTCACTTTGATATAAAGTGGAAAAAAGATTTTGATTATGTATATGATTGGTTTTGTTATCCAGTAGATATGATTTTTCCTTACAGAGAATCTGTTTATTTTTACAATAGAGGATTAGTTACAACTTTAGTTGATGATTTTGTTTTTATTACACGACCAAATTTGACTGGAGAATATATTAATTTTTGTCACTCACTAACAGATGATGATCCGGATGTTATTTCTACACATAACTCACATCCTTATATGGTAAATTATTTGACAAAATGGTTAATGACAAAAAAGAATATAAAGTATTTTTCACACAAACAGATTGACAGAAGTGAAGATAGCATAATTGCAGTTCATGCTAATCATGGAACATGGAGAGTTGCCTGAGTGGTTAAAGGAGCGGTTTGCTAAACCGTCGTTGCGAAAGTGACGCATAGGTTCGAATCCTATACTCTCCGCCAGATTAAGAAAGGAGTACATATGAATGGCTGCGATAGTTGTAGTTTTCATTTTTGCATTCCTTTATTGGGTGTTTAAGAAAGACCTTCGGTAGCTCACGGTAGAGCAGGATGCCTTATAAGCATTTGTCCAGATAAGACCCAGGATGTGGTTCGACTCCACACCGAAGGACCAGAACAAAGGTAAGGTGGCTGAGTGGCCCAAAGCAGCAGTCTGCAAAACTGTAAAACCGTCGGTTCAAATCCGACCCTTACCTCCAGTTGCAAAAGTAGTAACATGTTGTATTTGTACAACACGCTTGACAAAACGATTGAGCCAATGTACAATGATGTTTCTGTAGTTGAGTTTCTTTAACAATTTGAGTTTCAGTGGACCGTTCGTCTATCGGTTAGGACATTGCCCTTTCACGGCAGTAAGAGGAGTTCGATTCTCCTACGGTCTACCATATAAAAACACTCTAAACTGGACGCAGGTTCTGTGAAGCAAGACCTCGGGGTCATGACCGAGAAGATGTGGAGAATAAGAGTGTTTCTATATGGTTTCCGGTTACTACTTTCCATAAAGTAGCGTGTGGCGACGATAACTGACCCGGTGGCAGCAAACCGTTAGCGAGGCAACCCCTCAGGCACTGCTAGGCAGTATCTCTCTGCACACAGACACAGAATAAAAGAGATGGACAGGGTAACAACTCAGCATAGGGGCTTGCCTGGAAAACAAGTGGCCTAAGCACTAATTATTTTTTTAAAGGAGACCTGTCATGGATAGTGACAAGAGTGGTAAGATAATGGGTGCGTAACTCAGAGGCAGAGTAACCGGCTTTTAACCGGTAAGTCGAGATTTCGAAATTCTCCGCACCTACCATATAAAAGTATTTTGTATCAGAATATTTCTATATGGCACTTTAGTTCAGTTGGTTAGAACGCTGCCCTGTCACGGCAGAGGTCAGGGATTCGAGTTCCCTAAGTGTCGCCAGAACGTTCCGCTTTGTTAGCGGATACTCCGACCCGGAGGATGAGAAGTGAGGTGACTCTCACGGGTGGTACACTTCAAACCGAAAGTGCGTTGGCTATACGAGAATCCTCTCTGGTCGGGGAGCGGGTGGAGGCCGTAGTGAGGGGTTAAAAGCCTGATGCATACGGTATAATTACCGCCGCAGAGAGGAAGCATTTACAGATTTCGCGTGTGAGGCGAGGAGAGTAAAATCTCCCACCTTTTCTATTGCGGGAGGGAGAAA